CCCTGCTCACCGGAGGGCTGTTCCACTCCCCGGCTTATCCCGGGGACTCTCATATGCCCGTCACGTGGACGGTATTCGAGTGGAGGGATGTCGACGCGAAGGACTCGGACTGGTACCGGGCCAGCCGTAGGATCCTGACGCGGGAGACGGCGGACGCCGTGGGCCGCATGCTCTGGTGGGAAAACTTCCGCAGCGTCGGCTACCGCTACCCGGACGGCGAGCTGCCCGGCCCGGTCGGCCTCACGGCGGACGACGTGGAGAGCTACACCTTCCGCGTCCTTCCCGGCAGCCCCGACGCCGTGGTCGTGCTCTCGGCCATCGCCTGCTACGAGTACCAGACGTGCGAACACCTGGGATGGGAGCGGAGCGAGGCCAAGCGCTTCTGCGACGCCCTCCGCCTATACACGATCAAGCGGCTCCCGGGCTACGGCGAGGCTCCGTGGGAGATCACCATGCCCGATATCTTCATCCGCTACGAGCGCGAGCTTGCGGGGCTGGAGCCATGAGCGTGCTGATGCGTCCCCGGCCTGACGGACCTATCTACGAGGCGCGGCTCAAGCGCGACGGCAGCGGCTGGCTGCTGGTTCCCTACTACGCGGAGCCGGACGGAGCGACCGAGGTCACGACCGAACAGGTCTACGACTTCCGGCTCACGACCCGCCGCTGTGGCGGACTCGTGTTCGGAGGGAGGGACGACCAGTGACCGCGACTATCAACAGCAACGCGAACGGCGTGTGGGTGGGCGAGGAGGGTACCGCCGTGGAGGTCCTGGACCGCTCGCCTAACGGCATGGCATCGCTCGTGCAAATGCCGAAGGAACCCCAGCGGCTAAGGGAGTACGCAGGACGCAGGTGCTGGCTGCCGACGCGCTGGCTGGACAAGGGCGAGACCTGATGGCCCGTCTCCGCAACCGCATCCGCAAGGCCGACTACTTCAGCGACGGCGAGCTGCTGCGATGGCCGCGCGACAAGCGGACCACGTACAGCGGGCTCTGGGCCCTGGCGGAAGACTCCGGGTGCCTGGAGGATGACCCGTTCATGTGGAAGCTGCTCATCTGGCCGTCACCGATGGATACGGATATCACCGTCGAGAAGCTGCAAGGCTGGCGAGACGAGCTGGTCGAAGCGGGGAAGCTCATCCCCTACGAGGCGGAGGGCAAGCGCTGCCTCTACATCAGCTCGTTCCACAAGCACGAGAAGCCACGGAACCCGCAGGAGCCTACGCTGCCCCTCCCGCCGTGGGTCCAGCATGACGTTACGGAGCCGAAACGTGGCGACCACACCGTCAAACGGCACGCCTACTCTGTCCGTACTGAGCTTCTACCGTCACCGTACAGTGACAGTACAGTCACCATAACCTCACCCCGGTCCGGTCCGGTCCGGTCCGGTCCGGTCCGGTCCCTAAGAGCTTTCGCGGACGCTGACGCTTCCGCGGACGCGGACAAACAACGCGATGTTGCCGGTTCCTGCGCGAACGTGGACTTCGAGGAGTGGTGGGCGGAGTACGGCCGTATCGGGAGCAAGGCCGACGCCGAACGGCTGTACCGCTTCTGGAGGGACAAGGGAGCGGAGCGGGCGGATCTGCTGACGGCCGCCCGAATCTACCGCGACCACTGCACCGCGACCGACTGCAAGATGCAGCACGCCCGTACGTTCCTGGCCAAGCCACCCAAGGGCGCTCGTGCCCGCTGGTACGAGTGGGCGGAAGGGGAGCAGCACGGCTCGATGGACGCTCGCGGCGACCGTCGCCTGATGGACGTGATGACGACTGCGGCCGAGGCATTCGGCCTGAACGGAGGGAACGACAATGGCAACGGAGGTCGCAAGGCGCTCGGCGGCGGACCCACGCGAGCTGCTGAAGGCCGTTCAGATGTTGGCGGCGGCATGGCCGCGCGGGAGCTGGGGGCGGGAGAGTGAGGCCGTGTACGTGGCGGCGCTCGCTCAGGCACGGGTGAGCACCAGGGCGGCGCTCGCTGCCGTTTCCCGCCTCATCCGCGAGGAGACGGACCTGCCGCCGGTCACGCTGGTGCTGCGGCGCTGCCAAGAAGAGGCCGCGAGCGGAGACCTGTACGACTGGAGCTGCCCGCGCTGCGGCTCACTGCGCACGGCCGGCACCATCGGAGGTCCGGGCCTGTGCTTCGACTGTGACAGCGACTTCACGTTCACGAGAGAAGGGGCAGCCGTATGAAGCTCATGTACTGCTGGCGCACGGAGACGTTCTGGGTGCTCACACTCGCTTCATCGCCATGTTCTGCGACGCGAACCGGGTGCTGCCGTCGACCGAGGTCAACCGTATCGAGTTCGAGTACGTGGAGGGTCGCTCATGAGCCGCTTCCTCTGTCTCATCCTCGGCCACTGCTGGCGCACGGAGACGTTCTGGGTGCTCACACCAAGCGGCGGCAACGGCCTGGCTGTCCGCCGGACCTGTACGCGATGCGGGAGGGGGAGGGACCGATGACTGACCTCGCCGACCGCCTGCGCGCGACCGGCAGCGAGGCGTGCGCGGACTATGCCCGTCTGTACGCCGAAGGCTCATTGGGTAGGGCTCTCTCCGGTGTCCGCGAGGGAACATCACTTGGCCGGAAAGCCGACGCCGCTCTCACCTACCTGCTCGACGAGCTTGAGCGAGCACAGTCGTGGGAAGGCGCACTCGACTTCATCGACCGCACCTACCCGAGCAACATCTTCACCGGAGAGAGCGGTGACCCCGGCCCGCGTCTCATCGTCCTGCTGCGCGAGCTGAAGCAGGCCGAGGCCACCATCGAGTCCCTGAAGTGCTGCGGGAACTGCTGCCTCTTGTACGTGGCCTATGACGGCCAGACGTTCTGCGACGCGCCAGCTAACGATGACGACGAAGAGTCCGTGGAGCTTCGCGACCACTGCCACTTCACGCCGTCCCGCTGGGAGAGGAGAGAACCGTGACACTTTACAAAACCCTCAACGGAAACACCGGCGCCTACGGCCACGGCGATTACGCCGCCTACCTGCCGACCGAGGACGGTCCCGGCGAGTGGCTGCCGCCGGTGAAGCCGGTCCTCTGTCGGTCCGGCTACCACGTCTGCCGGACGCTTGAGGAAGTCGTCATCCACCTCGGCCGCGACCTGTACGAGCCCGAGGTGCGCGGCGATTCGGACGAGGGCGAGGACAAAGGCTCGTGGGAGCAGATACGGCTCCTGCGCCGCGTCCCGGAGTGGAATGAGCAGACCCTGCGCCTGTTCGCCGTCGACTGCGCCCGGCTGGCCGTCAGCCGGTACGGCCGGGCAGACCAGCGCGGCCTCCTCCACGCCTGCCTCGACGTCTACGTCGCACGCGCCGAGTTCGGCGACGAGTGGGACGCGGCGGCAGACGCGGCGAAAGACGCGGCGGAAGACGCGGCAGGCGCGGCGGAAGACGCGGCAGGCGCGGCGACATACGCGGCATACGCGGCGACATACGCGGCGACGAGCGCGGCATACGCGGCGGCCCGCACCGAACAGGCCGCCCTCCTTGCCCGCTACCTCGCCGGAGAGGTCGGGCCGTTTGTGGAGGAGGAGCCGTGAGCGCACATTGCGAGAAGCACGGCTGCAATCTCGTGTACACGGAGTACCCGTTCATGGAGTGCCCGATATGCGCGGCCGAGGACCGCGCCGACGAGGCCGAGCGGGACGCACTCAAGGCCGCTCTCGCCGCCGCCGACGCCGAAGCGAAGCGGCCGAGGGAGAGGTGCTGCGACAACTGTCGCTGGTGGAGGCCCATACCGTGCCGTGACTACGGCAAGTGCGATGCGCCCCTCTCTCTCACGTACCCGGCCGCCGACGAGGGCTGCACACGCTGGGAGGCGCGGTCATGACCATCGCCGTGGCTGTCATCGCCTTCATCGCCGGGGGAGCGGTCGGCATCCTGGTGATGGCGCTGGTCACCATCAACGGCCGCGACGACCGTGACCCGAGGCGTACCCTGTGAAGGGCTACGAGCTGGAGGCGGAGCTGGTCGCCGACTGCCGCCGCGCGGCCGAGGCGATGAGCGTGGTGCTCGAAGTGGCGGGCCAGTACCGGGCCGACAAAGCCGGGCAGGATAGAGGCTTCCCGGACGCGGTGCTGCACGCGGGTGGGCGCTCGTTGCTCGTGGAGTTCAAGAGGCCGAAGGCACGGCACTCCCGCGCCGGGCGCTGCTCGCTCGACCAGATAGCGGCGGCGGA